CTCCGTGGCTGCTTAGATAGCCATTCTCCGTAACTCTGGTCAATCGGCACCTGGCCATCCTTGCTGGCGCGGGTGGCTGTCGTTGACGGCGGCAGGATGTCTGGGTCGATGATTGGCACAGTGGTGCTGCGGCAGTTGAAGTGCTGCGGCGGCATCGGACCTTTGCCGTACTCAAATTCCTTGCCATCCAGCGCTCGGCAGATCGCGCTGGTGCGAGTGTCGAGCGTGGCAACGTACCTGTAGCGCGGCGTAATGTCTTGATTGGCCTCGTAGACCTGCTGACTGGCGGTGTTGGCTACTTGGTTAATGCTGGTGCGTATCAGGGCGATAACTTGATTGTCTGCTACTGCTGTTGCCTGCCCGCCTGCAGCGATGAGCTGCTTAACGGTCTTCGCTTCTTCGCCAAATTGCAGGCTGCCGATGAGCCGCTTAGCAATGGCAGGCGTGGGCTCACCAGTCAGCAGTCCCTGCCGTACCACCTGGCTGAACCGCTCGGCCTGATCGACAGCAATGCCCCGGAACGCCTTGGTGACTACCTCGCCATTAGGCAGAGTGATGGTGGCGCCCTGCGCAGCGGTCAGATTGAACGTGGCCGGGGCGCCTTGCACTGCGGCGAATAGGTCATCACTCAGCGCCACCACATTGAGCTGTGTCGGGTCGGTGGTAACAACCGACTGCGCAAACTGCGGGCTGATCTCCACGGTGTTGACCGCATCCCGCGCGCCAGCCGGTAATGCTTTGCGAAGCTGATCGGTTACGAACTCGGATTGCAGCTGCGCGATACCCTGCAGCTCAGTTGCTGTGATCTCCGTTGCATCACCCGCCCAGGTGCCGAGGCTGTCCTTTAACTGCGCAAGGATGGCCCGCAGCCTGGCTGCCTTTACAGGTGCAGCAAGTTCGTCGATAGTCCGCAGTTGATTAACCGCATCAATGATGATGTCGTTGTAGGCGTTGATGATGCGCCGCGCAACGCTATTGCTATACCTGTTCAGGTCGATGGCGTTGCGATATAGCGCTTCTGGTGTGCTCACTGCCCATCAGACGGTAGATCAAGCCCCGCATTGGATGTGGCATCCAGCTCTTCGTCTACGTCAAAGTTATCGCCTAGCACGTCGCCTTCGGCCAGCTCACGCAGCAGGGTTTCCTGGCTGATGGTGCCAGCGGTGTAGAGCGACAACAGCGCAGTAATGTCCTGCGGCTCAAGGCGTGCGCCGAGGAAGTCGCGGTTGACATAGCTGCTACCGGCAGCAGTTGCATTGCCGAGGTATTGCGCGTGAAACTGCAGGCAGTTGTCGATCATGTCTTGCATATTCTGCGCAATCACCATCATGGTGCTATCGCCCTGGCTACGATCGATGCGCTTTGCCTCGGCCGTCTCGGCACTCAGCTTCTGGCCTAGCACTGCGGACAGTCCTAGCTCATTGATCTGCAGCGCAAGCTGCTCAAGCCTGCGGAATTGCGCGTCAAAGCTGCGCCCGGCTGGCTCGATGTACTCGGCGCGGCCTTCAGCTGGAAATGCGATCGCTTCGCCGGGCCCGGCTGATACCTCTTCGGCTGCTGACGGGAACCCGTAGAACGCCAGCATCGGCACTGCTGAGATGTGCAGTTGGTTATCAAGATCCGACTGCACCTGATAGGTCTTGAGGTTCAGTTCTGCAATGTCTTCCAGCGGCGGGCGGGATTCCATGAAGTCATGGCGCTGCGCATAGGCAATGGTGAATGGGATCTGATTGAGGCTGGTGCGGCCTTCATCAACGACGGTGAACTCACCGCTGTCGGCCTTGCGATGGATGCGGTACTCGCCAGGCGTGAGGACACGAACCTGCTCGATGGCCTTTTCGCCAAACTCGCCATCTGGCACCGTGACCACTTCCGATAGCCGCAGCTGGGTCAGCACCTGCCTGCCTTCTTGCGTCTCGGTGCGCCAGCCAAGGATCTGCCGGGGTGTGTAGGTCACCCAGTAGGGTCTACCGCCATTAGATGGTGCATCCACCAACGTACCAATGTGGCCATATCGCACCATCTTGCGGGCGGCTTCATACGTCCACACATTGAGGTCGTTGCCTTGCAGGTCTACGTCAAACAGCTGCTCACGGATGATGTCGGCGGTGTCATCCAACCTGACGGGCTTACGGGTAAGCATTCCCGCCAGCATTCGCTCAAGGCGGATGTAGTACGGCGGGCAGACGCTACGGGATAGGCGGTTGTCGTAGGACTCATCCAACTCGCGGGGCTCCTGCGGCAAGTAGCGGCGATGCTTTTTACGCATGCCATAGGTGCCCTGCAGCAGATCCTCAATTAGCAGCCAGTGCGGCTCTTGCGCGTACCAAGGCGTATTAGGGTCATTGACCTTTGCTACGGTGCGCTGCGCTAGCGGCCGGTCATAGAAGTTGTAACCGCTATACACGAGCGCTAACCGCTGAGAATGCCATCAGTTTACGGCTTCAGTCATTGATGGGCTGTCTAGTAGAGCCTGATGCCAGTGCTGCGGCCAGCACCAGCGTGCAATGGGTTGAACTCACGCCACACCAGGTAGCCGAGCGCGTCGTTCATGTGATCGAACCCTGCATCCTTGTCAGGTTCGCCCTTGTCGCTGTAGCACTGCAGCTCTAGGCACTCAATCACGCGGCGGCAACCCTGCGCCACCTGCAGCCGTACCTGTCCTTTGCCGTTCTCCAGTAGCGCCTGCACGGCCGCTACCCGATCGCGCACTGGCGGGTTACTACGTGGTGACTGATTCGACATGCCGTAGGACTCTAGGATCTGGATGTCGGTCTGGCTGGCGTTGGTGCTGCGGCTGCCGCCGCTGGCGTCTGGGTAGATGTAGATCTGCTGCTGCGGATACCGCCTGCGGATCTCCTGGGCCAAGGCGTCGGTGTCGTGCGCACCGGCGATCTCGTCAACCACCAGCAGGCCATTGCTGAGCCGCACGGCGATCACGGCAGACATATTGCCCACGTTGAAGTCAATGCCAACGCGGATCGGCTCGCGGGTGATGTCGGGCACTGCGGCGGTGACATGCTTTGCCCGGTCGAAGCGGTCATATACCTGCCCTGTTGTCAGGTTGACGAACTCGCCGTCGAGGTACGCCCGAAGCAGGCTCGGGTCGTAGTTCGCCTGCAGCCGTTCGATGAAGTCCGGCGGCAGGTGTGGGTTGTCCGCCGTGCGCATTTTGATTAGCTGCCGGTCTGGGCGCTGCTTGGCATCATCGCTGCCGAATGTGTTCCACATCCACCGGAAGCCTTCTGGCGTTGATGCCGCGCCGAACTGCCGCACATTGCCCGAGCGCAAACGGCCGAGGATCTTAGGGAATGCCTTGTTAGCAATGCTTGGCGTTACGGTGTCGATCTCATCAGCCAACACCCAGGCAAGGTTTAGACCGATGATGCGCGACCAGTTCTCAAAGCTGCGGCACAGAATCTTGGTATCACCGCCTGGCAGGTGCAGCATGTACTCCGGCAGTGGGCTAGCGCGGAAGGTGTACGGGATGTCGTACGCCTCAAGGAACGCCTCAAAGTCCGTCTGCCAAATGTCCCGGATCAGTGGCCCGGTCGGCTCCATCACGCAACCGATGAAGCCCTGATTGACCGCGGCCAGCATCACAGCCTTGGCGCATAGCGCCCTGGTCTTGCCAGCGCCATAGCCAGCGCTGATGCCAAGGATCTGCGTGGCGGTGTCATCCACAAACGCAAGCTGCCCAGGGTGCAGGTCTGCGCGGATGCGGGTCAGCAGGTCAGCGGTGTCCTCGGGCGTCTGCTGCTGCATGAATGACAGCAGTGGTACTGGTTCGCAAATGCCGCTGACAATGCTCACGACATCTCAAACCGCAACAGTCTGGCTTGCTTGTCCAGTGCAATAAGCGCCGTGTTGAGCTGGTCTTTCTCGGCAGCGCGGCGTTCGTATTCCATCGCTCGTGCAATGGCCGCTTCAAGCCACTGCGACCGTTCCAGCTTGGCATCAGCAGACAGCAGCTCGCGAGCGCGGGCGATATAGGAATCAACTTGGCGATCACCTATCCCCCAGTTTTCCGCGGCAAACTGAATAATCTGTTTTCTGCTATGAGCGCGCAAGAGCAAGTCATAGACAGCATTTGTGCGCTGTTCTGACTCTGTATTGTTGCACTTGCGCGCCATTGTATTACTCCCGGATTTGGACTGGCATCACCAGATAAGTCTGGCCGATGACGACAGGCGAGGTAGATGTGTTGGCCTGAATGGTAATCATAGTGTCAGTGTATCCCTTCAGTCCATCCATAAGGTAATGGACGTTGGCGGCCAGTTGCGGCAGCTTGCCATCACATGCGACCGATTCAGCGCCGCTGCTGGTTTCGGATTCGGCGGTCACTTCAATGGCGCCAGCCTTGACGGTCAGTCGCACGATGTCATTAGGCGAGACGCACGCGATCCGCTCCAGTGCTGCGAGCAATGCCTCGCGGTTGCAGGTGGCCAGGGTCTTGAAGGTGGCAGGGATCAGCTGCTGCACTGATGGATAGGTGCCATCGAGCGTGCGCGTGATCATGCGCGTGGCAGTGTCCAGTTGGATTGCGACGTGGCCGCCATCAACGGCAAAGGACGCAGGGTTCCGCACCTGCGCCATAGCCCGAGCAGGGATCACTACATCCATGTCCGGCGCATTACAGGCCAGCGTGCGCGATGCGAGACGGTGTCCGTCGGTAGCTTCCATGCGCAGTTCCTTGCCATCGGAGATCAGGTGAATGCCCGTGAGCACCTGCTTTGATTCATCGTTGCTGGCTGCCACCAGCACAGCAGCCAGAGGCGCCGCCAGGTCGATCGCAGTGCCCCAAGCGGCGTCCACTGCGGGCAGGCCGGGGAAATCATCCGCAGAGGCCGCTGAGAGGCTGTAGGAGCCGCCTGCGGTGGCCAGTGCGACGCGATCACCGTCAAGAGTCAACGAAACCACGCTGGCGCCGTCCAGCCGGCCTGTGATGTCCGCCA